TCAACACTTACGGGTGTTGGTACATGGCAAGACATTACACCGTCTGCGCCTTACACAACAAACGTGGTATCGGGTGTGGTGACGCAAGCATTATATGTAAACATTAACACCCCATCTGGAAACGCTAATACCGTTGACATTTGCGTGTATGGTGACGTAGTAAGTTTTTAATTTTTGAAGGGGATAAGATGTCAACTGTATTTGTAACGAATAACACGGACTATGAGGTTTGCGATGGATACGATGGTAAATTTTATGATTTTCCAAAAAATGAAACTGTTGAAGTTCCTATTGAAATTGCTATTCATGTTTTTGGTTATGACCAAGAAGACAAAAAACCATATTTGACTCGTTTAGGTTGGGTAAAAAGTGGCGCTGATTACAAAGAGGGTTTTAAATCCTTAGCGCTTGTTGATATTCAGCTTGAACGACCAAAAAAGAACCAATCGTTATCCCCGTTGGTGGAGAGAGTACCCTTGCCTGACTCACATCAAGCGAGGGGAAAAATCCTTAAAGCAGTTTAAACTATGAATAAAACATGGCAACCTTACAGAGCTATCTCACCGATGTTCAACGATTGTTGCACGATGCCAACCTTAATTTCTATACTCAACAACAGTTAACTGACTATATTAATTCGGCTAGGGAGCGTGTGGTTCGTGACACAGGGTGTTTACGACAAATTGCAGTAACACAAGTCCCTACAATTCAAGGTGGCACCCCTACGGCTTGGGTTGCCAATACGGCGGTCACTGCTGGACAATATGTCTTTAGCAATATTTTTATTTATCAATATAAAACAAGCGGAACCAGTGGATCGACTGCGCCACCTTATCCCGCATCGGGCGCTAATAATTATAGTAATTATCCGCCGACTACTGCGTTTGCGGATGGTACTGCCACACTGTTGTATGTAGGCAACTGTGAAATTATTACTTACGAGAATATTTCATCTATTTTGGCAACCATGCCGTTGTCTATTTCGTCTGGTAATACCGTGCTTGATGTTCTTAATATTAATCTGTATTGGGGTAATACACGGGTGCCTCTCGACTATGCACAGTGGTCTGAATTTAATGCCAAGATGCGTTTCTGGCAAAACTACATTGGCAGACCTTTAGTCTTTAGTATTTACAGTGAAAACAGAATTTACATAGGTCCAATACCAGATCAAAGCTATCAAATTGAAATAGATTGCGTGGTGTTACCTAATGCCATGAGTTTATCTACGGCAACAGTAGCCGATGTTATTAATGATCCTTATTCGGGGGCGGTAAAATTTTATGCTGCTTACTTAGCCAAGTATTATGAACAATCTTTTGGTGAAGCGGAAATTTATAAACAAGAATATACAACGCAAGTCAGATCAATTTTAAATTCAGTTTTCACCAGGCGGATACCATCGGTTTATGGCACAGGATTTTAAATGGCAAGCGCAGAACAGAAAAAATCTTACAAGGTGGTTAAGGAATTTAAGAGTCTTAACACTAAAGCCAACCGTACATCAATTGGAGATGACGAGTTTAGTTGGCTAGAAAATGTTCAGCCTGTAGGTTATGCCAACTTAAAAATCATTCCGACTGTATCTAATGCCATCAACGCAACAGGCAACATTGTTACTTTCAGTAGTACGGTTACTACCTTTGCTTCTGTCAATTTAGGGCAAAACGATTACATTGTTGGTTTTGAAAACAATGGTGGCGCACAATTTTACAATGTTCAGACTTTAGCAACAGGCAATGTGTCGGCTGCGGGTACATTTTCCAACTCTGGAATCAATTACTCACAATACAACAATGATCGGATGTTGATTCTTGACCCGAGCAAAGGTTTGTTTAGTTGGGATGGAAATAATACCGTTTCAATTGGCTCGATTGGCACAATTGCTTTAACTTCTGCGGGCAATGCTTATACTTCGGCACCCACAGTCACTATTTCTGCACCAGATCAAGTGGGAGGCACCCAAGCCAACGCAGTTGCAACTATTTTGAACGGAAATGTCAGTACCATTACGTTATTGACGGGTGGAACAGGCTATACCAATGGTTCTAACGTGTCGATTACCTTTTCGGGTGGCGGTGGCTCTGGTGCGTCAGCGATTGCGGGTATTACTACCTTTGCCACAGGCACATTGTCTTTTGCAGTAGTCAGCGGTGGTTCGGGTTATACCAATACGGCAAATACGACTATTTCATTTACAGGCGGTGGTGGTACGGGTGCAGTGGCTAAAGCCATAGTGCAAGGTAATGCAATCACCCAAGTCATTATGACCAACAACGGCACAGGCTATACTAACGCCGCCAACATTATTGTGACAATTACGGGAACTGGTGGCAATACTGCCGTGTTACAACCTATTGTGTCAAACAATCAAAACGTAGGCGTAGCGACTTTTAGTGGTCGGGTGTGGGTAGCACAAGGAAGAACGGTTTATTACTCAGCAGCGGGTTTTTATAGCGATTTTACGAGTGTTTCTGCGGGTGCGTTGACATTAACCGACTCCACATTGCATGGAAACATTGTGCAACTCTTGGCAGCCAATAATTTCTTGTACATTTTTGGTGATGATTCGATTAACGTGTTCTCGGATGTGAGGGTATTGACGGGTGGAGTTACTATTTTTACTAACACCAACGTATCGGCATCCGTAGGAACAAAACGACCTTACGCTATTTTTCCTTATTTTAGATCCGTTTTGTTTATGAATGATTACGGAGTTTATGCGCTGGTGGGATCAACAACCTCTAAATTATCAGATAGTTTAGATGGAATGATTCCAAACATTGATTTTAATAGTCCGATTTATGCGGGTCAAGTTTTATTAAATAACATTTTGTGTGCTGCGTTTAATTTTAGATATTATGATGCGGTGTTTTCTCAAAGTTATCGGTATATTCAAGCGGTGTTTTTTGAGAAAAAATGGTTTATTACTTCGCAAAACGACAATTTATCGTACATTACTACAGTTCCAGTATCGGGTAAAATTAGTTTATTTGGTTCAGACGGAACAACTCTTTATCGACTTTACAACGACAACACCAATAACATTTCTTCAATTGTGCAGACTGCTTTATTGCCAATGGAAGATAATATTCGTACTAAACAAGCCTTAAAGATTGGTATTGAAGGAACAAATACCAACTCAGCTGCCAATTTAAATGTCACTGTTGATAGTGAGGCGGGAACAAGTCCAATTACTTTGTTAACAAGTTTAGTTGGTTGGCAAAATAATGCGAGTCAATTAATTTCTTGGTCTAATGCTTCGGGAACAATTATTGGCTGGACAACAACAGGGTATTCTTTATTCAAATCTGACGCAAAACAGTATGGTAAATATCTTGGAATGACAATACAATCTAGTAGTACACCAGGCTTTGTTTATAACGGTTTTGAATTTGAACATGAATTAAGAACGAGGTTTTAATGCCAGTACCATATACATTCGCTACCGCTTCTACGACAATACCACTGTCGCAGTTAGATGCAAACTTTCAAACACCAATTACGATTGGTCAAACCAATGCAAATCTTGGTCAAGTAGTCACAACCATATTCGGGTTAACCCTAGCTAACGTCAATATTACAAGTGGTAATGTAACCATTTCTAATATTACTGTGACCAATGTCACAACGGGAAATGCGGTAATAACTGGTGGAACAATTAGCAATACTACGCTGACTAATGTCACCATTACCAGTTTAGCAACACCATTACCAAACAATTTTTTATCAAATTCTAGTGTAACAATTGGAAATACATCTGTTGCATTAGGTTCGACAATTGGCAACATTGGTAATTTGACGTTGACCAATACAACTATTTCTAGTGTTGCAACAACATTCCCCAATAATTTTTTAAGCAATAACTCGCTCACTATTGGTAACACCACGATTGCTCTTGGTAGCACAACCGCCAACATTGGTAATGTGACATTTGCAAACGTCATTGTTCAAAGTGGAAACGTGGCTGCCGCTATTCCAACCACCACTATTGGTAATACAGTTGTTATTTTTGGTGGAACAATTGCTAATATTGGTAATGTTACTTTTGCAAACGCAACAATTCAATCTGGTAATGTTGCGTCAGCAATACCAACAACAACCATAGGAAACACAGTTGTTATTTTTGGTGGAACAGTTAGCGCATTAGGTAATATTGCTTTAAACAATGTCACGGTCAATAGCGTATCAACCGCAATCACCGCTGCACAGGGTGGAACAGGATTAGTAACTTTACCAGCCAATAATTTGTTGGTTGGTAATGGCACAGGGTCAGTAGTTTCTATTGCGCCTGGCAGTATTAATAACGTATTAACCTCGAATGGTACGGCTTGGATTAGCGCTGCGGCTGGCGCATTAGCGGGCAACGTCACCTACGGTAATACAACCGTAAATCTTGGTGGTTCTGCTGGAACAATTGGCAATTTAACTTTAACAAATGCTAACGTATTTACTGGAATAATTGGACCAACCGTAACGGCAACAACGCAAGCGTCAACAGACAATTCCGCAAACGTAGCCACAACTTCATTTGTAAAAACTGCGGTTTCTGGTTCTTTACCTGGAATATTAGGTCAAACTTTTACGAGTAGTGGAACATTTACCATTCCAGCGGGAGTGACTGCTTTAAAAATTACTGTGGTAGGTGGGGGTGGTGGTAGTGCAGGTGCATCAAACGGGTGTGGTAATGATATAGGTGGAGCAGGTGGCGGTGGTGCAACTTCAATTAGTTATTTAACAGGTTTAACATCGGGAAATACTTTAGCCGTTACCGTTGGAGGTGGAGGAAATGCAGGAAATTCTACTCCATCAAACGGAGGAGCAGGTGGTACATCTTCCGTTGCATCAGGAACACAAAGTATTACAACTATTTCCTCAACAGGTGGTGGTGGTGGTGTAATTCACACATCAGCAGGAGCAGCTGGGGGAACTGCGACAGGTGGAACTTTAAATATTCGTGGCGGTAATGGTTTTAGTAGCGGAGGTATTACTTTATTTTCTACAGGTTCTTTAGGTGGTAATGCTGCAGGTAATTTATATGGTGGTGGTGCTAGTCAAACCAGTGTTAACAATACTACAGCATCAGGTGGAGCAGGTGCATCTGGTTTAGTTATTTTTGAATGGTAATAAATATGACAACACAAAATTATTTATTGGTTGAAAACAACGTGGTTACAAATTTAGTTGTTTGGGATGGCGATGTTAACACTTGGACACCTCCTTTGGATGCAACAATGTTAGTACAAGCCACAACGCCAGCAGTGGTATGGGGATTAAACACTGAGAAAACCGACTACGTTTTAATTGAAATAGTTGGGGAAGGGGCAATTGGTTTTACTTGGAATGGAACAACTCTTACCACCAATCAACCAAAACCAAACCCTGTTGTTCAACCTCAAACAACTGGAACTGCTAACGCATAATGGTTACAAACGTAAATCCCGCGCACACTTTTACTTACGCAAACGCGCAAGTTAATGTTTATCACGCAAAAAAAGGTGAGGGATTAGCCAAGCATGAACATGTTTACTCTCATGCGACCATGTGTAATAGCGGCAAATGCTTAGTAAGTTTAAAGGGCAGAAGTTACACAATTGATAAAAATAGTCAGCCATTAAATTTACCCGCTGGCGAGTGGCATGAAATTGAAGCGTTAGAAGATGAAACGGTTTTTGTAAACATATTTGAACAGGGAAAGCATTAAATTATGGATATTCAAACAATATTTAATGTGTTAATTTCTGCACTAGGTGTTTTAGCTATGTGGATACTAAACGGTATCAGCAACAAAATTAAAGACTTGGAAAATGATAATAAAGAGATGCCACATTACTACGTTTCTAAAGAAGATTATCGAAGTGATATATCTGACATTAAGCAAATGTTAAATAAGATATTTGATCGACTCGACGCAAAGGTTGATAAATGAACATGGACACGCTCTCCATTGTTAAATTCGGTGACAAAGAGTCACTAGGAGAGTTTTTGTTTGAAAATGGTGTGCAACACCTTTTGTTTTGGGAAACATTGACAGATAGCGGTCAAACCTATGCTAAATTCCCCATTACGGATGCTAATGTTGACAACTTAGATGACTGGTTATTGGCTCATCAAGTCGAACATCAAGCGCTTGCAACTTACACAAATTTACAAAATCCATTCAATATGTTGGATGTCAATTTCAATTCAGAGAATGATTTTTACGATTGGGTTAGTACGCATTACAACATTCACACGCAGATTGCGTCGGTCTTAGGGTTAACATGATGCCAATAAATCCGACTTCCCCACCCCAAAAAAATTCTGAAAATCCGCAAAATCCGTCAACAGAAAAAATTTCAGCTCAATTTAAAAATATGATGATTGCGGGTTTGCAATCGTCACGAATGAATCCGATGATATTTGTTCAGTTAGGGGATATGGCAAAAAAAGCAGTAACGCAACCTCAACTGTATCCACAATTAATTAAAATGGCTTCGGACAATCATATTATTAGCCCAGAACAAGCTGGACAACAAGTAGATTACAGAATGATTTCTCTTTTTGTGATGATGGGAAAAGTTGCTAAAGAATACATG